AATGCAGTAAGTAAAACAAGTTTTCCTGCAGCGGGCACAGAAATGTGGGGACATAGATTACAAGGTAGCTACCTTGTAAACCAAACTATGACTCAACGCACACAGTTAACAGAAAGAGTACAAGATAGAAACAGTTATAACGATAACTGGGCAGTTTCTGTAGGAGCTAACGGAACTACGGCTTATACCTTTACAGGAACTGTTGGAGCAGAAACATTTAGTAGTACTAATGATCCAATATTAGTTATAAGAAAAGGTGATACACTCACTTTTAGTATTAATGCAACAGGACATCCTATGTATATTAAACAATACAAAGGAAGTGTAGTACAAGGTTCTGCTGATGCTTATAATACTGGTGTAACAAATAATGGAACTCAATCAGGATTTATGATTTGGGCCACCGACACTGTACCTGCAGGGCTCTATTATTATATTTGTTCGAACCACGCTGCAATGGCTAATTATATTGTTATATTAAGTGAAACTGAATATTATTATTCAGGCAGTGGAATTATGGGCACAACTCCAAACACAAGAGTTTGGTTACCTTGGTCAATAAGAATGGGAACAGCAGGAAAAACAAAGCAACCAAGAAGTATAACTTATACTTCTAGACCAGCAACAGGACAAACATATCCTAGGCGGAAGATTAGAGTAGCTTAGAGAATGAAGATAAATAAAACTAACAATCAAATTTTTTCAATGAGCTTATAAAATGCCAGAAGTATTATCTAACAATTTTAAAACGGATATCACAAGATTATTCATTGATGATATTAATAACAATGATTATTTCTTGTTTGTTTCCGCTATCGATTCTTTCGATCCAGTAGATTCTAAATTTTCTAAAAATGAATTTTTAGAAAGAACTTTGTTTGGCAAAAAAGTTGAAATCAATGATATTCATTTTATGATTAGATATCATCCTTGGCAGGTTGGTCAAGTGTATGTTGAATATGATGATACAGTAGATTTAACAGATCAAAAATTCTATGCTGTTGTTGGACCTAACGATAATGAAACTGGTGATTATCGCGTTTATAAATGTTTGAATAATAATAATGGCGCAACAGTAACATCACCTCCTAATTATAATCCAACAACTACAAACCAAGTTTATGAAACAGCTGATGGGTACGTATGGAAATATATGTATGTTATTAGTGAATTGCAATTCGAAGCTTATAATGCTTTAGGTTATGTACCAATTATTGGAACTTTTAATACTAATCCAACTTTAGGTCAAGGATCAAAATTATCTGATATTGTTGTTACTAATCCATTAGACAATTCTGGATATGTTAAAGAAACGGGTGGATTAATTTCATCTCCATTTTATGATGGCACTATGTTAGTAGATCCTTTTTCAACTTGGAGTCCTATTACAGGTTATTACGTTGGACAAAATATTTACACAGTAAATCCAAATGGCGTTGCAAATTTATTTGAAATACAATATTATTTTTATAATCAAAATACTGGTAACGCTGAAATACGAGTAGGTAATGAAAAAATTTATGGTAAAACACGAGGTGCAATAACTTTTGCAACTCAAGCAAATCCAGTTGTATGTACTTCAGTAGAACACGGGTTTGTAAATGGCCAATCAATTACATTTAGTAATGTCGTAGGAATGACAGAATTAAATGGAAATAACTATTACGTACAAGTTTTATCTGCAGATACATTTGCCTTAAAGGCAGATAGAGGATTAAGTACAAATGTAGACGGTACTGGATTTACTGCATATTCTAGTGGTGGAACATATATAACAGAAAGAGATGCAGTTGCTTCAGGTGTTGTTGGAAATGCTTCATTTAGTATTTTCCCAAGAGTAGATATTAAAGGAAATGGAAGAGGAGCAGTTGGTATTCCACAAATTCAAAATGGACAAATCACTTCAATCACTGTATTAAATCAAGGTAGTGGTTATGATAATATTACAGCAGAAGTTGTTGATCCAGCTTATGATTTTGATCCTGAAGATACAACAACTACTGACGTAAGAGCAGTCATAAGACCTCGTTTATCACCAGATGGTGGACATACATATAACGTATTAGAAGAATTTAGATGTAAGCATTTTAGTTTTTATGCTTATATTTCTGCCGATGATAATACTAGAATTGGAGATACAAATACTTATACAGGTGTTGGAATTGTAAGATCACCAAGTTTTCATACATCAACACCAACAATTTTTGATAATAGAATTGCCATCACAACAGACGATATAGATAGATTAACCGCAAATACAACAGTAACTCAATTAAATTCTGATAATGAAGTAGTTTTTTCTGCTAAAGTTCATGAAGTAGATGAAAGCGCGAATACGGCTTATTTAGCAGAATATATGGGTCCTTATGAAAGTAATCCAGACTCAGGAAATGGAGATACCTCTTTAGATTTAACATTACAACTTAGAAACGATACAGGTCAAACAATTACTATAAATAGTCCAGTAGCATCTAATGTTGTATTTTCAAACTATGTTCAAAGAACAGGTGAGGTTTATTTCATGGAAGATTTCTTCCCATTAGCAAGAACAGACCTATCAAGAGAAGAATTTAAGTTTGTATTGGAATTTTAAGGAAAGTAATACGATATGCCTATTAACACAAACCTAAACCAATCACCATATTTCGACGATTTTGATCTCGAGAATCAATACTATCGTGTGCTCTTTAAACCTGGGTTTGCTGTACAGGCAAGGGAATTAACACAATTACAATCAATGCTCCAAAATCAAGTGGAGCAATTTGGCGATAATATCTTTAAAGAAGGTAGTATTGTTAAAGGTTGTTCTTTTACAAATCTTGATGATCTTAGATTCGTAAAACTTATTGACGTTACAGGGTTCGATCCAACGTCTTATATTAGCAGAAGAGTTACAGAAACTATTCTCGGTCAAGAATTAGAACTTGATTATGTTTACGAAGTTACTGGTGCAAACTCTGGATTAAGAGCTCAAATTATTTCTGCTTCAAGAGGTTTTGAAACAAGACCACCAGATCTAAATACTTTTTATATTAATTATTTAACACCTGTTAATTCAGCTACATCAGATACAGAATTTAGAGCTGGTGAGCCATTAACCGTCACACTTTACAAATATAAAGTTGGTGTTACAAATACCGTATTTGCTTCAGAAACACAAAGCATTCCAGGTTTAGCTGTAACATCTCTTGCAAATCATGTAGGAAGATCTTTTGGTATTCAATCCGCTCCTGGTGTTATTTTCCAAAAAGGTCATTTCTTATTTGCTCAAGATCAAATATTAGTTGTATCCAAATATAATAATACGCCTGATGCAGTATCTGTAGGTTATTCAGTAACAGAATCAACTACTAATGCGTTACAAGATAATAGTTTATATGATAATGCAAACGGTTCAAGTAACGAAAATGCACCTGGTGCTGATAGATTAAAACTAATTCCAAATCTTGTTGTTTTAGATACAGCAGATGCCGATGTTGACGCTGATTTCTTTACACTTATTCGTTACCAAAACGGAAATGCTATTACTTTAAGAGACGTTTCTCAATATAATGTATTAGGTGAAGAACTTGCTAGACGCACTTACGAAGAATCAGGTAACTACGTTTTAAAACAATTTCCATTATCTACAGATGATAGAGATGGTAATGTAAATGTTTTATTAGGAACAGGTACAGCATACGTAAAAGGTTATAGAGTAGAAAATTCTGGTGAACGTTCATTTACAATTGATCAGATTAGTTCAACAGAAACTCAAAATGCTCAATCAGTTTCATTTGATTATGGAAATTATCTTTCAGTTGTTTCTATTAATGGAACAGTAGATATTGATTGGACACCTGTTAATGTGCAAAATAGTGGTGGAAGTAATATTGGTACCGCTATTGCAATTAACGTTACACCCACAAGAGTTTATTTAACAGCAGTTACTTTAACAGGATCAAATACAATATCAAATATTGCAAGACTCAGCGATGGCTCTGGTTATATTGAAGTTGATCCAAGAATAAGAGAAGCAGGTAGAAAATCTTTACTCTTTAATACTGGTATGAGAAGTGTATTTGGAACAACAGATACATTGATTCCAGTAAGAGATCAAATTGCGGCAACACAAACAGGTAATGTTATAACACTTACAGCAAATCCTGGTGAAGATTTTGATGTTCACCAAAATGATATTCTTGTTGTTGATAATACAAATACAGTAATTCCAGTTTTAAGTACTTCACTTGCACTTAATAATAGTCAACTCACAATTAATTTAGATCCTGCTGCAAGTTCAGCAACAAACGTTACATTATTCTATAATAAAAGATTAATTGGTTCGATTGCAGGTGTTGATCCCTATAATAAAACAGTTGCAGAACCATACGTTAAAGTTAACTTTACAAGTTCGACAACTAAATACAGTTTAGGTTTTCCTGATGTATTTGCTATTACAAGTGTAGAAGATGCAAGCGGTGATGATTATACAAACAGTTTTGTACTTAAAAATAATCAGAAAGATACTTACTATGATATTTCATATATGGAATATATCCAAGGAAGACCACTTCCTGCAAATGGAGTTTTAACTATTAAATTAAAAGTTTTCCAAGTAAGCACATCTTCTGGAGAATTTTATTTTACAATAAACAGTTATCCTAACTCATTAGACAAATATGATATTCCAGTATATACTTCTTCTGTAGGTAATAGATTTAATCTAAGAGAATGCTTTGACTTTAGAGCATATATCAATAAAGATTCTGTAGTAGATTATAACGATACTACTCCAGCTTCTGCTGGTACGGTAACAACCGCAGTTGGTGCATATCCAATTAGTTTTTCAGATCTAGGTTCTCCATTAGTGCCTGCCTCAGCAGCAAGCGCAACAACAGATATTGAATATTATTTGTCAAGAATCGATGCAATCGTATGTGATTCTTATGGAGAAATAAGTTTAATAAAAGGTAAAGAAGCTAAAGAGCCTTCACCTCCTAGAGTAGAAACAGATAAACTTGTTGTTGCTGAAGTTAATATTCCTGGTTTCCCTGCACTCAGTTCTGCAGCTGCTAATACTGCGAAGAAAAGAGAATACGCGATTAAAGCACGTTCTACAGGAATTAAAAATTATACCATGAAAGATCTTCATTCTTTAGAGAAGAAGATTGATAACATGGCTTATTATATTTCATTAAACCAATTAGAATCAGAAACACAAAATCTAAATGTTTTAGATGAAAATGGTTTAAACAGATTTAAAAACGGTTTTGTAGTTGATCCATTTAATGATCTCTCATTAGCAAATATTCAAGATCCATCTTTTAATGCAGCTGTTCCATTTAATCAAAAGATTTTAACACCTGCAGTTAAAACTTATTCTATGGATCTTAAATATAAAACAAGTACTGGAGCTTCGATCTTCCCAACAACATCAGATGCTAAAGTTGGAACACTCGGTCGTAATGCAAATGTTGAAATCATTAATCAACCTTATGCTTCAGGTTTCCGTAATGCAGTAAGTAACTTCTACAAATATCAAGGTGATGGAGTTATTTCTCCACCTTATGATGCTGCATACGATACAACAACAAATCCAGTTACTATTGACATTGATATGTCAACAGCTTTCGAGGAATTTGTTGATAACATTCAAGAATTTTTACCACTCACTGACACAACTCAAACAACTGAATTTAGAGAAGATGCTTGGAGTTGGGGAAGACGTATGGGTGGTCGCGGTCGTAGCGGAACAGAAGTTACGACTATAACAACTCGAACAAGCGAAATTAGTGTATCACAAGGTTCAACACAAGAACAATTTGTTGGAGACTTTGTTTCTAATTTTAGTTTCAAACCATACATGGCCGGCCGTGACATTAAAGTTTATATGTCTGGCTTACGTCCAAATGTACGACATTATTTCTTCTTTGATGGTGTTGACGTTAATGCTCACGTAATTCCAGGTTCACCTGATAATACTGCAGGATCAATTAAACGTAATGGTTCTAAAGGTGACGCTGTTACAACAGATGCAAATGGTGTATTAAGAGCAGTATTTGCTTTACCACCAGAAACATTCTTTGTTGGTGACAGAGTATTAGAAATTGCTGATGTTAATTTATATAATAGTATTGAAAGTGGTTCAACATCAAGAGGGTTTGTTACTTATAGAGCATACAACTTTAGCGTTGAAAAAACAAGTTTAACAACATCAACTCGTCAACCAGAATTTGATGTTAATACAACGACAACTACAAGAAACGTTGCAAGAAGACCA